ATCAAAAACCATTATTTAATCTCCAATTCTTCGGCTGTGATACAAAATAGAGGCGGAGAAATCATCTAAAGAATGTTCTTCTGAAATGTCTTTAATTTCATCTAAAACGCTCACTTCCAAAACTTTACTTCCGGTTAGATAGTCTTTTACAACTTTTTTGTCAGCCCATTTGTCATGCTCCTCGTTGCAAGCAATAAGCTTAACAAATTCAAAAGCACTCTCTTTTTTGTTTTTGCTCATTCTTTTTATTCCGAAATGGGCTTTATATTCATCTTGAACAATGTCTGTAAGTTCAGCAAGCTTAGCGGAAGTATTAGAAATTGCTTTAACACTGTAAGTAGCTTTTGTCTTTGTTGTGTCTACGTTAGTACCTTTATCTTTTACATCTTTTTGGACACCCGGCTTTTTAGTTGTTTGCGGAGCCTTGTCTCCAATGGGTCTACCAGACTCCTGCGCACCGCCCCCAATCACTGGATCATACAAACCCTCGTCTCTAAGTTTTTTAAAGTTCTTTTGTGATTCTTCGGACTTGGTTGCTGTTGGGAAGATGCCAGTTTCGTTAATTTCAAAAACTTCTTCTGGGGTCAAAAATCCAATTTCGGCCAGTCTTGTATAAAGTCTTTGTAACTGAACATCGTCTTGAAGATTTATTTCTTCAAACCTAGGAGAGGGTAGTTCTCTAAAGTTCATTTGTTCAGCAACTTTTTCCATCTCCGGTATTAAAAACTGCTCAAGGTAAACCCTTCTAGCCTCAGAAAGTCTCTCTAAGAAAACTTTAATTTTGACCATTGAGTTCGCAAATTTTTGATCATCATCAAAAAATATATTCATTAAACCCTGCGCAATATCTCTATTAACAACTTTATATTTTTCCGAACCTAAAATTTTATTTAAGTCTGGAATTACGAAGTCTGCTTTAGTGGTATAGTCGGCTACCAATACACGACCAACGCTCTCCTGAAGGAAGAGCCCCTGCATAGCTTTCAAAATTTCTGGATCGGTACCACCATCATCAGGTTTAGCACCAAGAGTTACTAGAAGAATTACGTAGTCTATCGTCTTGGCGATTGCGGCTTCCACCTTTTTAAACTCAAGTTTTAAATTTATGTCAAACAAAACTGGATAATACATCGGAACCGCCAAAGATTCATAATCCATTTTTTTAGCAAATAAAGTAATTAAATTTTCTTGTTTCAGCTCCACGGAAGCCTGACCACCGGACTTTATAGACTTTCTAGCTTCTGGGTCTAAGGAGTTTAACATTCTTCTCTCCTCTTCTGTTTTGGGATCTTTCAGGCGATCTCTTTCGTAGTTATTTAATAATTTATAATATTTAACATTTAAAAATGAAGAGGCTCCCCTCGCTTTTATGTCTGCGGGGTTAAGAAAGACATATCGTATAGGAAGTTCTTTATTCGCAAGTATGCTTTCTTTTCTTTTGACAGTTTTTAATTTTTTAATTTCTGAATCAGAAAAATTATAATTTAAACGATAAAGAAAAACATTACCAGAACGATACCACTCCCTAAAAAATTGATCTCCTAGATTACAGCCATTTATTTTTTCATACCAAGCCTGAAAGAATTCTTTAGAATCCCTCGTGCCACCATCAAATCTTAAGCATGAATTAGAAAATTCAGTCATTATGTCTATAGTAGTTCTAAACGCAGACACATTAAAATAAGCTTTTTGGCAGAGTATGATTGCTTCCCTTACTGAGATATCACCCTCCGAACATTCAAAAGGCATCACTCCCTGACGAATATTACAAAGTTCATCCTTTCTACTTGGAGAAACAGCAGAAATTCTAGAAGACGTTCTAGAGGTTGAGGCTAGAGCCTGAGAAGCTGTAGCTTCGTAGCCACCCCAAGCAGGAGCAAGTGCCCCTTTAGGGAGTTTGGGCTTCGACGTTGCACTTAGTTCTTTTTCCTTATTTTCCTTTTTCATTTCTTAATTAGTAATCCTATACACCTTATCCCCCCATCATAGGAATAAATCCGCCTCTAATTTTTTTGACTTGTGCCTCTTTCATGTCGAAATAACATTTAGCCGCCCAGTTAGCAAGCAGAAGCACGGTATAAGAGTCTTTTCTGGCCTTATCGGGAGAAGTGCTTTTTCTAAGATTTTGGGGAAGGTCAAAAGTTTGGTTTCCCGTAGGCGTAGAACGAACCTCAATTAAAGCACATTCCACTTTGGTTAACTCTACTAAATATGCCTGATGATCTACAAATTCAGCCTGCCTGCCTTCTTTCACCGGAATCATTTCGCTTTCAAACTCCAGATTCTCAATGGGAATCTTGCAAGTTCTTTGTTTATTGAATTCTGTTTCTATGTCTTGAGGCGAGGAGGCAAACCATAATCTTTTTCTATCTATTGCTGCCTGTAAGTGTTCATTAGCGAGACGTATCCACCTACTCTGGAAAACCTGAGAATGAACAATTTTACCCTCCTTGGGATCATAGTCTTGCTTGGACAAAGCAACCCCCTTTGCGTAATCGTCGTTTTCAAAGTCAGCCTCAAAAGTTTTAAGTCTTGTTTTGCTATTTTCGAAAACAGGAAGTTCCATAATGTCTTGGATGAACTTATCACCACCCGCACTATCAACGATAATATAAACGATGTTAAAGTAATCTAATAAATATTTAACATAATGGGCTCTAGCTCCTAAATTACTTTTGGACATTGCGTATGCATGAACAAGTGTATACGTCCTGCTCTCTTCATTAAGCTCTAAAACGCACATCGCAAAGTGATCAGAGCTTTCTGAATCACTATAATTAGGGTCAATTGCCAAGATATATTCCTTATCCGGGTTTCCCATAACCTTAGTCGTAGGAAATTCTCCAGATGGAACCGTGCATTCTTTCATCTTTTTGGAAGAAAAATACCCGGAAGAATCATCAGTGAATTGAGCGCCAAGCTCTCTTTGAAGCTGGGCTTCTGACATGGTAGATTTTAGCTCATTAATCATCTCTTCGTTATAGAGACCCTTGGGAGCCATGGCATAAGCCATCTGCATCACACAATGAGAAACCCCAGTTAACAGCTCCCCCTTCTTATCTTTTATGTTGGTAATTTTATAGATATACTCCTCATATAATTCATATAGGTATTCAAAAGTATAACTGGCAGAAGTTAATCCAATTACCTTCGGGCGGGTGGATTCGTAAAGATATCTTTCCTCTTCTTTAATTTCTCCTGTCTCAACTAAAGCCGCAACAGCTTCGTCCGTTTTGGCTTTCATCTTGGGGTCTATGTTAACAACCAAGAACGGCTTCAGAACTTCGTTGATAATTTGGTCAGAAAGAAGAAGAAGCTCGTCTATAACCATTACATTGAATCTGTAACCACGAATCTTTCCTCCGTCCCCAAGAGGAAGAGCTACAATTAAGGAACTTCCTATGTTCATTTCCCATGCGTCCGCATTGTGCCTAGGTCTCCCCGCAATACATTCCTTAAAAAACTCCCCGCCTTTCTCGTTTGAAAAATCCTCTATTTGCTTAAAGATCATCCTTGCTTGCCTAAAGGTTTTAGAGACAATGGCTATTTTAACACCTTGATTAAAAGCAGCATACAAAACACAAAAAACAGCAGCCGTCCAAGACTTTGACAAACCCCTTGAGCAAACAGCAAGATAATTATCTCGCTGGAACATTGCTTTGATCATCATATGCTGAAACTCATAAAGCTCAACCCCAAGCAAAAGATTGGCAGCAAAGGTCGGATTATTTTTTAAGAACTCAACCAAACTAATATGAGCTTCTTTATCCCTTAAATTTCCCTCGATTTCTAATAACTGATCGTTAATATTCGGGGTGTTGTTTTTGAAATGTAAACCGGTTTCCCACATTTTATTTTTTATCGTGAAGGTATTGTAAATCTACATTCTGGATTGATTTGCCCATTCTAAGAATTCTTTCTGCCAAGAATGACGGTTCAAACCCTATCCTAGGAAATACAAACTGAATGTTATCAAAAAATTGCATGGTTTGTCTCATGCCAGCTAAAGCAGCTATTCCTGTAGCCCTGCAAGCTCCAAACTTTACATCAGCAACCATAGGAAGAGACTCTTCGCATAGCACAACAATGTAATAATCTTCGTCCCTTGCTCTTTGAACTTCTCTAGAAAATCTGTTCAAAGAATCTTTCATAGAAAATGTAGATACAAAATCTCCAAGGCTTTTTCTTTCAATAACTAACTTTCCATCGTGAGGAGGGACTGCGCAGTAATCTCCAAAAACCAAAGATGCAGGTGTTTCAGAAACACCCTTTAAGTTTCGGAAAGAAAACGGAGTTTGTTCTCTTGTATCTATCATAATTTCGATAGGACTTCTATTTATAGAAAACTCTCTCTCCGTAAGTCTAGGAGACATGCCTAGATTTTGACAAACGGAGTAATAACCACCATCTTCTTTAAAAATGACATCTAAATCATCAATATCTGGTAGCTGAGATGAATAAAGCTCAGCCTGAGAAAACGATAGTGAGAATTTTTTAGCCTGCTCTTTAAGATAAAAATAACAAATATCCTTGGCTTTTTCTTTATTTTCCGGATTTCTCATCCAAGAATATAAATTATCCTTGTTTATAAAATTCTTTTTCCAGTATTGGTCGTTGCTGTTTATTTTGATTTTCTCTCCCGTAAGAAGATCTCTTTTTTCTGGAAGAATATTAGCATAAAAATCCTTAAGTTTAGTCTTTTCGTCCGCTTTTACATGACGATGTAGACTTGCTAAACTTTTAAATTCTCTTTGGCAAATTTCACACTTATAGTCCATTTGAAATTTCTTGTTGAGAGATTCCCATAATACGAACAAGAGCTTCTTCCTCCGACTCCAAACGGCTCATTTCGTCCTCCACCTTAAGTTCTCTTGCTTTGGCAATCAAGATTAATTTTTTACGTTCCTTTTCTTCTTTCCAAGCCTCCACTAATGAAGTTAAAGATTTGTTCATATCGGCTTGATTTTGCATTCGTTTTGAACGACTCCCCGACAAAGCTTCTTGTAAAGATTTGGCTCTTTTTACACACTCCCCCAGTTCTGAAGATTTTTTACCATAAGCTTCTGTGAGAGCCATTTTTACCGCACCGTCACTTTCCTCAGCTTGAGACATTAGCTGTTCATTAAGAACCTCCAACTGCTCTTTAATCTGCTTTTCTAAAACGTAATGATAGCACATAGTTATGCACATATTCAACTCTTCCGAATTGAGATCGGGTTTGTCGTAAACAGAGTGAACAAAAGACATTTCAAATAAATTTCTTTCATCAGACTTTTTAATACCGTTGATGGTTGAAAGAAACCTTGAGTTGCGTAAGTAACCCCTTAAAGCCTTTACGCATCTTTCCTCTAGCGCAGTTAAAAACTCATGCCTAAATTCAGCATTTTGATTTGACTTATTGATTTTTTCAACGATTTTAGAATCAGCCTGAGGAGGAGAATAATCTTTTATTCCGTTTTCCTCATCCATGGAAAATTTATTGAGACCAAGTATATCAAGATACTTAGTAATATCCTTAACCTCCTTAGAAAGGGGTTTGATTACAGACTTGGGAAACAGCGCTTTAGCCAAGTCCATAGGTCTCAATTTATCTGCGTTGTTATGAATGAATTCTTGCTGTTCTGGAGTTAATACTGTAGATGCGGTTCCTCTTTTTATTTTAGCAATAAATCGACGAACTCTATCAAACTCATCGGACCTTTTGTCTAGAGAGCTATTCATAAAACACTGCCTAGCAATTTCTAAGAGTGGCTCTTTAGCTTCTATTAAGGTGACGGCCAAGTTCTGCTGTTCTTCGGACAACTCGAAATCAACCTCATTAAACAAGACTCCTAAGTCTAAATTTTTCTTTTCCTCGCTGAAAAAATCTTCAACTTCCGAAACTGGTTCGTAATTTTTATTCATAAAAAATTTCTTCTTGCTGTAAAACTTTTCTTGCTTCTTCTAGGATTTTTCTTTTTATATTGTATATTTGTTTATAGCCCGGGTTTCTACCCCTTTCTGAAGTTTTGTAACCCATTCTTTTGGCAACTTCAGTTTCTGACAAATGTTCTACATATAGCCAAGTGTATACCTTATATTGTTCTGTGGTTAAATATTTTTCTATTCTTTTATGAAATCTATCAACCGCCTCACTTATTAAGTGCGAATCTCTTGAATCTAGCAAATCTAACTCGTTAAAAAATAAATCGGGGTCATCTAAAGATTGGGCTAATTTTAGTTCGTAATTGTTCTTTTTACTCATCTCCCATTTTTTATATAGTGGGCACTCACCAGTCTTTTTCCCACTTATC